TGCTTTTTCTTCAGTATGATTATATCCAAATTCGTTGAGTAACCTTTCATCACTAATCTTACCCATTTGATTAAGATTAATAGCAAGCTGTTTAGTTTGAGAATCATCTGCCATTTTAAATGTTTTAAATTTAACTTCTACGCTTGGGTAATTTAATAAGTTACAAAGCTTGTCTACCATAAAATGGTTTACAAAATCTTGTAATAGCTCTCTATAAGTGATAAAATGGTTTTCTACAATTCTCAAACTTACACTACCACTAGTAAAGGTTGACCCTCCCTTAATAAACTCTAAAGGAACTCCTAAACTGTTAATAATAGTTTCTTCCAAAAACTTCATTTCTGGAGTAAGCATAAGGCCTCTAGCATTTCCTCCTAGTTCTTGATAACCTATAGGTATTGGAAACACTCCAATATGGTTTGGATCTACCTTCCACTTTTTAATCTGAGACTCCATCTGACCTTTCCATTTACCCAAATTCATTTGAGTATAGGGGTCTAAGGTAGTTGTATTTGCAGGATATATAGCTTTTTTAGGAATAATATGCTCATTCGCTATTGCTTCATTACCTCTTTTTAAAGTTTGTAAATAATAGATTTCTTTTAAAGCAGGAAGTAATATTGGTTTTCCCCAACCCATATCATCTTCTGCTAAGCTAGGCCTTTTAAAATGAAAAAGGTTGCTAGGATCTAACTTAATTCTTTTTTTCTTAGATAAAGAATCTAAAAATACTAGAGGTATATCCATCATTACATCTTTGTTTCCTGCAATAATTTTCTTTTTGATAGCTGCTGGTATACTATAATAGTAAGTAGCTCTTCCAGTAATAGGGTTATATTCAATATCAATATTTTCTGGGGCCCATCGTACAAACTTTAAATTATCAATAGTTTTTACATAATCATCTTCTAATTCACATGGAACAGATGCTTTAGTTTTAGGATCAGTAGCATGTACTTTAAAGTTTTTTAGTTTGTATTGAACAGCCTCTAAAGGTTTTCTTTGACCATCAGGAAACACTACATACCTTTTAGGTTTCATAGAAGCCGAGATAAAACAGTTACCATAAGTAAAGTAATCTAGTCCTATTTCAATTAATAAGCTTTTTAACTTTATTTTTTGATCAAAAGCTACTTTAAATTTCTTACGTATTTTAGGGTCTACATTACTAGAGTATTGTAATTCTGTTATAGGGTATTCAGTTAGTTTAGTAACAACATTTCTAATAAACCCATTAGTATAAAAAAAGTTTCTACAATATCTAAATAATGTTTTTATATTTTTAGGTAAATAATTTTGTGCTAAATCAAAAAACGGGTTAGGATATCTTTTTGTTTTTAAAGCAGTATTTGATAATTCAAAATCACTGTATGGTTTTACTGGCATATTATTCTCCTAGATATTGTTCTATTTTTAAAAATTTTGAAGCTTGTATACCTACATAATCATCAACAAGCGGAAAAGGGCCTTGGATTGCACGTTTTTGTACAGCTGTTAAAAGGTCTGTATTTTCATCTAAACCGATTGCAGGTGGATAAAAATAAATTCCTTCAGCACTTGATATAGCTTTTATATACATAAGAACCTCATGTGAAAAAGATACTTCTGGCTGCATACTTTTAATAAACTCTATAGCTTTCCATATATGTTTTACTTCGCATCCTTCCATTTTAAATACATCTGGCTCAATACCATTTATAATTAGAACTGCATTTTCAAACACATCCATATCTTCATGTATTGCGCGTGTATCTTTAATAGTTTTTTTAACATACACTAGCTGACGTTCTAAAGAGGTAGCTTCTGGAAACAAGTGTGTAAGTGTCCCTGGCTCTACTACTTCTTCATCTATATTATGTATATTTTCTAAATCCATTAAAACTTTTTATCCAAATATCTTTTTGTTGTAGCATATGATGCTAAAGTTATTGCAGTTCCTGGAACATTCTTAGACATTTTTAAGGTTACCCCTTTATATAAGTCTTTAAGTTTTTTCATATGGTACTGTATTTTTTTCATTTTAGTTTTAGGCATCTTAACTTGTTTAGGTTTATTTACTATACCTTTTACTTGTTTTCTCGTAGTAATAGTGTCTACAGGATAAGTAGCAAAGGTGCTAACAGCTCCAGCAACTAAACCAGCAGTTATATCTTTTTGGTTCTCAGTCATTTTAAACTTTTTAGGTTTCCCTGACTTACTATATTTTGCAGCTAGCTTTTCTAATGCAGCCTCTCTTTTACTCATCGTCTTCTTCCTCCAGTTGAGCCTCTGCTAAACAACCACGCGCTACAGCAGTAAAGGGCTCTTCGACTAATTTAATTTCTTTAATAGGTATAGGAAAATCTTTATTATTAAACTCCTCTTCAAAAATATCAATAAATCCACTCACCATAGATGTTCCTCCACCAACTACGATTGGAATAGCATCTGGGAAGTTAGGCATCGCATCATTATCCTCAAACTGCTTTGCAATATTAGCTAGTAAGTATCTAATTAAAACACCGTAATAAGTTCTTACTGCTCTTTGCTCTCTAGTAAGATCTTCATCATTAACTACTTTTATGGTTCCACCACTTGCTTGTGCAGCTGCCTTTTTTATTGTATAATCAGCAGATTCTTTTATATACTGTGCTTTAGCCTTTGTTACTCCACAATCCATAGATACTTGAGTATCGATAAAGTCACCTCCTCTAGATACACTAAAAGTCATAGCAGTCATTCCAGCATACATGATGCAGACATTACACATACCTGCACCCATAGAGATAGTTATTCCAGTTAAGTTATTATCTACTAGCCCAGAATACGCTAATGCTTCAGCTTCATTAATTGCTCTAGCATTATATCCTAGGGATTCTATAATTTGTTTTAATACGTCTTCATGGTAATCTACCATGTGCTCATTATCTATAGGTTTTCCAGGAACACAATATACTAAAAGCTCTCCTTCATGAGACGGGGTTCCTACTAGACCTTTAATAATTTCTCTTAATACAGGAAAGGCATCTTTTTCTTTAGGGTTTAATAACCCTTTAGCCATAGGTCTTTTTAAATCTTTATTATTAAATATTTGTGCATACTCAAAAGCAGATTTACCTACTACATGTAATTTATTATTTATTTCTACATAAGGAACATTTAACCTTTTTAAAGACTTTAATGTTGTTACTGCTTTATCTATAGTTAAGAATGCATTCCTTTGCGCTTTAACACCGTCTGTTGTTACTGCTACGTAATTACCTGTTCCGCAATCTAGTCCTTTCATGTGTACTCCTTACTTTTTTAATTTTTTTAATTTTTTTGCTAAATCTTTCGTATCAACTTTAGATTTTATATCTTCTGAAGGTAAACTGGCTTCTTTTTTATAATCTAAATCGACAAAATTAATTCTTTCTAATTCTATTTCTCCAGCAACTTTAGGTTTTGAGCTTTCTGTATCATACTCATCTACCACATGCTTCAATTTAGCTTTTGGAGATTCTTCAGTATAAGTTCCTTTTTTATTATAAAAAACCCATATAAATATACCACATAAAAATAAAAAAACCCAGACTTCTATTCGATAGCTGGGAATATGTATTGATACACTTTCGTTTTGTGCAAAAAGTATTGATAAAAATATAAAACTTACAGTCGCATATACACCGGGCATTACATTAAGTCTATGATTTCTTTCCTAACCGGTCGAGGTAAAGCAGCTAATGCGTCTAATTTATCATCACCTCTTAAGTCATCAATAGCGTCATTTCCAACTATAGGAGTTAACTCTCCTGAAGGTATGGCATCTAAAGATGAAGATCTAACATATACACCATCTATATCTATACCATCGCTACCTAATTTACCAGCTACAGAAAATACTGGATCTTCAATATTTTTTCCATAGTTGCCTGTAATTTCTGCTTTTTTATCTAACTCAAATAAAAGTTCTGCAGTTTTAGGAACTCCTAGCTCATCGCTTTGTCTTAATAAGTTGTCATAACCTTCGTGCAAGTCTGTTTCATTTTCTCTTAAAAAACTTTTTCTTACATTTACATGATCGTAAAATTCTTTATTGAAGCATTCAAAGTCAACACTAGCGTATTTTGCAACTTCAGTGTTGTCGATAGGAACATCTAACTCTGCGGCTCTATCTATTACATTTTGCCCAAACTCTAGTTTAGTAAAAGGATCCATTTTTTTATGACTTCTTTCAAAGTAAGCAGATGCTTTTTTTACTTGAGAGCTTGTGTCTAATGGATAGTTTTTAGAGCTTTCTAAAGCATAATGCTCTTTAGGAGTTTCTTTAGACTGCTCAATAAATGCTGACACATTAATATCACGAATGTCTACTGAATTATCAATATAATGAGAGGAATTATTAAATTCAGAAAGGTCTTCAGGAATACTAATATTATGATTATTGGCTGCTGTTGTTAAATTAGTTGCTGCTACTTTATATAGTTCAGAAGGTAACTCATCTTTTTTAGATACTAAGTACGCTAAATTTAATTCAACTAATTCTGGAGTATGCATCGCATATTTTTTAATTTGACCAACAGAAGGGCTCCACATAATTAAAGCCACATCTTTTTCTGCAAGTTTAGCTTGTTCGTCTAACGATGGAACATAAGCCATTTTAGCTTTATCAGATAAAGGTTCAACTATCTCTGCCAGTTTATCTATATTACCCGCTACTATTTCATCTACGACATCTAGCGGCATTGTTAAAAACTTTTTCATATTATTTTTCCTCTCTCATTGATTTAACAACAGAATCATATACTATAGTACCGGGACAATTTTCCTTTCCAAAATCAGCATGACCGTATATTTCTGTAGACTCTATATTAATATCCTTACTTTTTAGTAAAAAGTCA